TATTATACTACCTGTGTTTACCTTTTACAAGCCTGTATTTACATAGGGTGCAAAAAAGTGCACCCAAAAATCCGCGTGAATTTTCGAGGGAGAACATATGACTTCTGGAACGGCAGCGGGCGGCGTTTTTGTGTGCAGGAAAATGCTAAGAAATGCTAAGACGTGTCAGCAAGTGAGGAAGTCTTGGGAAGTTTCCTTACTGGACCGTAAATTTTTCCTTACTTCGGCCTGGACCTCCCCCGGGGTGCCGGTGGTGGGGCGGTGGAAAATCGAACCGGTGGGCATACCTTTTTTTGATTCACGGGCGATTTTTGACTTTTTGGCCGGACGTTTTTGAACCTCGCCCGCGCTCTCTCGAGGTCTCCTGTTCTTGCGGTATCTCGTTGAGGGACGGACCTGCTGCAGCTCTCTCTGGATGGTCCGCCGCTCCGTTGTCAGGTCCTCCGGCCTGCTGCCGATCCGCGCGCTGCCGTTCCTGCCGGTGCGCTCATCCGCGGCGCGGCGTTCCTTCTCCAGCCGCCCGTTCCGGCCAGCATGACAAGGTTCGTAGAGCCTTGTGTAAATGCGCATTATGGGTTCCGCTCTCTCCTGCTGCTGCCATTCTCCTGACGGCAGGAACATGGTCTTGTCGCCCGCTCTCCTCGCTGGACAGGATCGCCGGACGGTCGAACCTCCTAAAGTTTTGCGGTCCCCTGCAGGTGGCTGGGGAACGTCCTGGACAGTATGAGGACCTGCTTCCTGCTCTAAGCGCATTTCTGCATTTCGCGGGTGCGAAACGCCCGGGAAGCGGCTCCATGACTCGGCTCGGCGGCCCTCGAATTTTGTTCCGGCAGGTCAGGGCCTCCGGGGAAGGAAAACTTCCTTCGGCACGTCGAAAACGTGAACTTTGTGCCCGTTCATCTCTTGGACGGTATGCGGGTATCGTGCAATGGTCATGGCCATGATGACCTCGGGGTCTACGGTCCATACCGGCACGCATCCGGCGAGGCAGCCCTCCACGATGTCCGGCATGATCTCAGCAATGTGGGTTGAGTGTTTCATGGTGTTGTTCCTTTCGGGTGGTATGGTTTGGCTGCTCCCGATTGCTCAACGAAGTTCAGGGGACGACGGTCCCCGGCAAAATTTTAGGCGGCTCGAAGCCGTACACGCTCTGGCACGGTCCGGCATTTCAGGGGCTGAAATGCGGAAGTGCGCCTTGCAGGGCCTAGCCCGGAAAACCATTTCTCAACGAGAAATGGGGAAGTGCACGTCTCTTGCGTCCTTCAGGCTTCAGCACCGCCTCGAGCGGGCGGCTGAGGGACCTTATTTTTTTCCTTACTTCGCGGCCATGCGTCGTACAGCTGGAAAAAATCCTCGGCGTACATCGTCACGGTCCAGGGGCCGCGGCTCACCTTGTGGGCGACGATAGGAAGGTCCTGGCAGCCGCCCGCAACGGCATCGCGCCGGGACTGCTCGAGCGCTTCGCGGACGTTCAGCCGCTCGACGAACTTCACCTCTTGGTGTATGCCTGGCAGCCCCTCGCAGTCTCCGGCCTGGCCGGTGTTTCCCCTGCATTGCGCGGTCCTGTGAACGTCGTATCCGTGTTCCTGGCAGAGTGCTGCCCACATGCGTTCCCCGCGCTTGCCCTTGTCCCTCGAGAACTTACCCATTGGCCCGCGCTCCTTCCTTCTCGGCAGTCTCGGCAGCGTGATCCTGCTCCGGCTCATCCACGGCAACGGGGGCCACGTCGATGACAGTTTCGTCCGGCTCGTCGAGCATGTCGCCGCCCTCCGTCGTGCTCTTGATCGTCTCATCTGCTGCCGTCGCCCGCATAAGTTCGGTGGCTATGGGTGCGTACTTCAGGGCCTGCTTTACGACGGTCTTTTTGGCCATTGCGTCAAAATCGGTTGCCCACGGACCGCGGTTCTTCTTCGCGCTCTTGCTGTACTTTGCGGCGTACTGCCGAACGTCGTCCACGCTCATGACCTCGACGCCATAGCCGCCCGCGCGGGTGTGGTATACGGCATAGTAGGCGACGACGGGACCGCGGTCCTGCATCGCGGGGACGTGCTTCAGGCGCGTCTCGAGGCCCAGCTCGTACTCGAACAGGTCATGCTCGTGGACCGCGTGCGCTTGAATGTCCAGAACCTCGCCGGATCTGTATGCGAGGTCAATGAGGCCCTTGTAGCCGAGCTGGAACTGGCACTCCAGCCGGTCATGGTTTTGATACGGGATCAGGTACGCCTGGCCGAGTGGTGTATTGGGTTCAAGGCCGAGCTGGGCGGCCTGCATCATGGCGCCCAGAAAACTCTGTGGCGTACAGTCGGCAAGGGCCGGGGTCTTGCTAATAGCAGTCAGCACCATGCGGGTGAACCGCTCCGGCGTGATAACCTTCGGCAGCGCCTTCATGATTTGCGGCTTCATGGCAAGAATGAGGGACTGCAAGGTCTTTGTATGCGTCGTACTGACGCCTTTTTCTGCTTGTGCTTTGGCAATCATGCCCATGATGGATTCTCCTTTCGTGTATGTCTCCTACCTCGGTATGCGAGGTAGTACCTCGGTTCTTCATGCCCTAAACGTGCGATATGGACGCCCTGGGCGGCTGTACTTTGCATAGATGGCGGGGAAGTCGAGCTTCAGCTTCTTGCCGTCCAGCGTGACGCGGCCCGGGTGCGTTTTCCATGTGATCCTCCTATCCCCGATCAGGCCAGCCTCATGGTCACCGAGCAGGCCGCAAAGGCGGTTCTCCACCTCCTGCCGGTTCCGCTTTGCCTGGGTCTCGGCAATCTTCAAGGCGTCGTACTCGGCGATAAGGTCCGCGGCATCCTCCGGCAGTTGAACAGGCTCCAGGTCGCCGCCCGCGAAACGCTCTCTGAGGGCGGCGGTACAGCTGTCTGAGCCGTCCAGGGCGGGCGGCTGCTTGGTCTCGACGCAATGCCAGAAAGCCGACTCGGCACGAAGCAGGGCTGCAACGTCCTCGGCATCCCGCTCGATCCTCCGGCACTCATAGTGCTGCCCGCCAATCAGGACGGCGATATACCAATAGGGCGCGCCGGTAACGAGCATGTAGTGTTGGCACTGGCAGTAGTAGGCGGGCGGGATGGCGTCGCCTTCCCATGCGGCTTTGCTGTAGGCTCCGGCAGTCTTGCACTCCAGCCCGGCATCCTCGCCCGTCACAAGGCGGTCAATGCTTGCCAGTAAGAACGGGTGCTCCGTGCTCTGCATGAGGCCACGCCTATACACCTTCTTCCCTGTGCGCTTGGTGAACTCCCTTGCCACGGTCTCCTCGAGGACCGTTCCCCAGTAGACACGCTCGTTGTCTGAGAGGTCCGGGGCTGCCGCCTCGCCGGTTTTCTCCAGGTACAGCTCGTAGGGGCTTTTCCACGGGGACAGCCCGGCAATAACGGCGGCGTCGCTCCCGCCAATGCCGCCCGATCTCATCCGCAGCCATGCCGCCCGGTCCTTCATCTCCTCGACGGTCATAATCAACTTGCAATCCATGTGTGCACCTCCAAACGAAACGAAAAAATAAAGGCCCTCGCGGGTCAATGCCGGCGAGGACCTTTAATTTGCACTTGTGAGAGCAGCCTTACTTCACACAATGCCATTTTACCACAAAACACTGCAACAAGTAAGACATAGTTCAGCAACATGCCCTCATTCGCTCCAGAATGGCCTGCAAGGGGCGTCTACGGCTTTGCGGTATACTCGGGGTCATGGGCATGAATGGGCAGGCATTCTCGGGCGGCTTATGGCTCTAGGCCCTCCAGCCTAACGGAATATATGTTCGGAACAGGCCTATACAGAAAGCCCCGGATCAGCATTGCAAGAGGGCACGGCATCCCGTATACTGGTGTTGCTGCTCATCCCTACACGCAAGCAGCGGAAGGGGGTGCTAGTCTTGAAACTCAATTCCTTCGTCGAGGCTGTTATAGCAAGTGTTGTGGCGTACTACATTTGCCAATGGCTGGACGGCCTCCTTCGGTAAGAGCAGCCAGCCTGACGACTGAGCACGGCCGCTAATGTGCAAGAAGCCCCCGGGGACCATCACTCCCCGGGGGCTTCGTTTTGGTGCTGACTTGAAACTCAGCTTCCTTCTCGCCCTTATTGTACCATGTCCGCGGCCAAAAGGGAACAAGAACATTCAGCAACATGCCCTGAAATGCGCTAGGATGGCCTACAAGGGGCCTCGGGCGGCTCATAGGTCTATTGGGTCGCGCCCGCGCATGGAAGGGCCTCTAGACACAAGAAAAGCCCGGCGCTGCAGGTCCGGGCTTTTGATGATGGGGTGTCCTGAATGACGAGGGGCGGTCTCCACCTCGCAGCTCCATTGTATCACGCATCCCGCAATCAAGGAAGGCAGCTCAGAAGGTTCGCCTTCCCAGTTTGTTTCTCCATTTCCAGCCGCCCGCGTCGAGCACGTCGAGAGGCGGCTGCATAGTTATGCATGGGTCAGATTCTGGGGCCGACGTTCCGGCCGCTCATGCCTTTAGGTCATCCAGTAATGCCTGCAGGCCGTCGATGTCGCCCTCGTCAATGCGGATACCCCTGTACATTTTCGCCCATACAGCCGCCCGCAAGGCGTTGTGAATTTTCCCGGCTATGATTGCCTGGGCTTCGATGTAAGCATCGTCCTCCAGCCGCTCATCCTCCGGCATGGCACTGAAGTCCTGCATTTCCAGAACGTTCTTGTCGTCCGTATACTGTGCAATCTCGTCTTGTCTCATCGTCAAGCGCTCCCTTCTGTTTGCAACATTGGCGCTATTTCCCTTTATGCTGCTATTATCGCACATGTTTGGCGGCGGTTCAATCCCACAACATACCCTCATTCGCCCCAGAATGGCCTGTAAGAGTCGTTCAGCCGTCCGCGCATATAATGGCCTATGTTGGCAGATTTGCGAGGCTCTAGGACGCGCTGAGAGAGAACGGGCGGCTCCGGCTGCTGTGCAGGTTTGGGGGGTCACGCTGTGCAGAAATGGGGGGTATCGCTGTGCATGGCCGGGCAATGAATACCCACTACACATTCCGGGGGAATGTGGTGGGCCGCTCGGCGCGGGGCCTCCTTGCGATGGCGGCAGCGGGCGGCTGTAGCTCCAGCATGGCCGATGGCGGCGGCCACAACATGCCCTGAAACGCGCTAGGATGGCCTACAAGGGGCCTCGGCGTCCTTACAGGTCTACTTGGTCATGTCTGCATCCGTGAGGCCGTCACAATGGATTGTTGAGCGTGCCCGCACCGCTTGTCCCCGTCGTGCTAGGCGTTCCGGCATCCCACGGGGCCGGTGCGTCCTCGTAGCAATTGAACTTCGGCATGAAATTCAGGGGCGCATGGCCGCGCGCTCCGTTCCGGTTCTTCAGGATGACAGCATCAACAAGGATGGGCAGGCCCTGGGCAGCTTTTTCCTGCACCTGGTCCCGCTCCTTGGCAATCCTCTCCGCCCGTGCTTTCTCGGTCTTATCCTCCTTATTCCGCATCATGTAGCCGTACTGCAAACCAATGAGCACGTCGGCGCTATACTCGACGGCACCTGACTCCTTGAAGGCGGCCATATTGACGGCGGTATTGTAGTTCTCACGATTGAACGAGGAAATAGCAAGGACAGGAACGTTGAAGTCTCGGCTCATGCGCTTCAGCTCCAGAACGGTTTTATCCGTGTTCTGTTTGTCGGTCGCCCGCGGATCGGCAGGGGCCATGATCTGCAAATAGTCGATGACGACAACGGGATAGACTCCGGTCTCAACTTTGTACGCCTGTACAGCCGCCCGGATTTCCTTGTAGCCAATGTTCCCCGAGCCTTCTGAAATTGCTAAGAAGTCTCCTGGATGGTGCTCCGGCTTGGTGCCAACGTACAGTGGGTCCTGAATTGTGTGATACCATGCATCTGCATCGAGGCAAAGTTCCTGGGACTGTGCACTCCATCCAGCAGCGCCTTTCATGATGTCGCGGGTCGTCTTGGCGTACTTCGTGTTCTTGTACTTCTTCATGGCGGCCTGCATCATGCGGCGGGAAAGAGACTTTGCAATGATTTCCCGCTTGCTCATCTCGAGGGAGAAGAACAAGACGTGCTTGCCGCTCTCGGCAATATTATCCGCGATTTGCAGGGAGAACGTCGTCTTGCCCAGCGAGGAAATAGCCCCGACGACGTAGAGGCCGGGGAAAAGGCCGCCGTCCAGAATGGCATCCAGCTCCTTGAATCCCGTGGGGTAGGCATCCGGCGTGCTCTTGCTGATAACTTCGGGAATGAACAGAGAGGCAATGTTGGCAGCACTTTCCGGCATATAGGAAGCGCGGTTCTGTAGCTTGAACGACTCACTGAGAAGGTCATTGGCTCCCTTTGCCAGAACGTCGCTTGCATTGAAGTTGCCTGACTCTGCCTGCTGCTTAATTTTGTCGCACTGCTCTATGACGGCGTGGGCGGCCCACTTGTCGAGGATGATCTGCTTGTACTGCTCGGCATTTGCCGTAGTGAACGAGATGTTGTTGATCTCCGTGAGGAACGGAATACCTCCCACGCGCTCTAGCATGTTCATCTTTTCCAGTTCATTCTTGACGGTAACGAGATCCACGTTCTGCCCTCTTGCGCGCAGGTTTAGCATGGCCTTGTATAGCACGCGGTGTGCCTCTCGGTAGAAATGCCTCGGCTCGATCTTGCCGCGGTAGCTGTCAATCAATGCATTCTTCTGGAAGAAGTTGCAGAGCAGGGACTTCTCGGCCTCGATGTCCTGGGGAATTTTCTGTGGAATGATTTCTCCACTCTTTACGATGGTCTTGCTCATAATTTTGCTCCTTTTGCAAATGGCGATAATACTCACCTGCACAAGTCTCTGAAAAGGGACATACGACGATGGTATAGGCGTATAGGCTGCTGGGCGGGACGGCGGCGGCCCGTCAGGAAAGCCGCCCGGCCCCTCTATATAGTCTATAAAGTCTATATAGTTTATTGGGATTTTTGCGAAACGCTGGAAGCCGCGCCGTTATTGGGCTCGCGGGCATTTTTAGAGGTGTCCTCGGTATACAGTTCTCGTAGCCTCGGTATACAGTTCTCGTAGCCTCGGTATACAGTTCTCGTAGCCTCGGTATACAGTTCTCGTAGCCTACCCATAGCCGTGTCTTATTGTCGTAATGTTTTGTTATATGGACAATTATGCTTCATCTTTTAGAGGCGTGATCTTGACGGCATACAAGGTTTTCCCCTGTCGAATTTCTTCAAAATCCTGAATCAATTTTCCCTTCCATTCTGTTAAGAACTTTTTCAAAATATCCCGCTGCCTTTTCCTTTCAACTTTCGTTTTGGGTCCGGTCTTATCTTCTGTATTACTCGTTTGTTCATCAATAGTTGTATAGAAATGTTCATATTTGACAGTATTTGACATTTTCCTGTTCATTCCGCTTAGTCTATCCATTAAATACTCTCGAATGATAATGTTTTCGGTTGTCATATTTACTCGAGTAGGTAGCTTAAAGAGATTGGAATCCATTCTTATAATCTGATTCTTCTCGTTTGCATATTCATAGTTTATTGGGGTTGCTGTAAGCTCCATCCCTCCAGCTCGTTCGCCGTTTTCATATACGAGAATGGCCATTCTCCCCGTAAACATATTCCCTTGGTACTGAATTTTTTTTAGTCCTGGATAAAGTTCTCTTTCTTGTTGCGTGTCTACTTCCAGCCATGTCCGCATTTGTTTTTTACAGCTGTACTCAATTCTGGACACCATTTCTTTAGTTGGCTCGAATGTTGTTGGCTTATGTGTAAGTTCCCTTGCAATAGCCGCAAATGATTGTTTTGTTGTTCCCGCCGCCCACAATGAGCAGCAGGCTCGATTAACGGCACGGTCAAAAAAGTTAAAGGAACTCATATCCGAAGGATATTGAATCTTTACCGCTGCTACAATCCCTTTGTTAGAACCGGTTTTTACATAGCCGCCCGCGCTGGGAATCTTCTTCGCGAAAAGCAATCTCGATATTTTATCATTGGGTGTTATGTATTCTTGGGGACGAATTGACGCGATAACGGATAGTTCTGGAAGTTCGCTCTCGAATGAATCTCCTAGTTCCTCATCAAACGCCTCGCCCTGCTCTCGCAGCGGCTCCAGCGCGGCCTCGGCGTTCTTGTACGTCCAGCCCTCGGGCGGCTCGAACCACTCGGCGGCCCGCTCGAATACGAGCTGCTGCAGGCGCTCTGGATCGAGGCCGTTCTCCTGGATGACCATGTAATATTGGGTGGTCCACATCTTCAAGAGGTGGTAACTCAGCAGGAAAAACGCTTGCTTCTCATACAGCTGGAACTCGAACTCGTCGAGCTTTCCTAGCTCACGATACACCCGCTTCTCCTCGTCGCTCTTTGCCTCGGCGATTTCCTCCTTGCGCTTCTTGAGCCGCGCGGGGGCGGTCTTGATCCGCGCCATTTCCTCGAAGAAGCGGTCCTTCCCGATTTCCTGCAAGCGGCGTTTCAGCTTGTTGTAATAGATTTCTGGGTCGGCCTTGATTCTGTCAAAGAAATTCTCGATGAAGTCATAAAGCTCTTGCCTCGAGATCTGTATATGTGTTTTCGTTGCGGTACGGTCTTTCATGGTGGCGTTCCTTTCTGCTGCCAGCACGTGCACTCCTGACAGCTCCATTCTATCATATTCTGACGTAGTTTGTGACAAGTATCTTGATGGATAGTTGTTTTCCCTTCTGTCCATGCTCCATGCACATTCAAGGGTTCATTCGCGTGGGGTTTTATTGTCTGCTAAGGCACATTAAACGACAACAACATAATTATATACATAGCATTATGATTATATCGTGTTCCGGGAATGGACGAACGACGCGCGGCGAATCCATGCGCCGGGCCGCTCTGACGGTGTCCACGGTCACACCTCGGCGGGCGGCTGCTCCCAGATACGACAAAAGCCGCCCGCGGGCGGCTCCTGCATGTTGGCGGGGCCGCCAATATGCTCTCACTCCGGCAGCCTCTTGTGGTGCCGGACCTTGTACCATGTCAGGCTTGTGCAGCCTCGTTCCTCGGCCTCCAGTTCGGCATCCAGGCGGGCGTGCATGGCAGCGCGGCGGTCCATGTCGTCGCGCCGCTCCTGCTCTCTCTCGGCCTTGATGTTGTCGGCGATCCGGCAGGCAAAAGCCTCGAGTGCGTCCTTCTGTTCCTCATCCAGCTCGAGAATCGCTCGAAGCATGATCTCTTCGGCAGCGGCATCGCGGTCCGGCATCTTGCGGCCGGTCTGTTCGGCGACGATGGCCAGCAGCTCATAGAGCGCGGCGCGGGTGCCGGTGTCCATCGTGGGGAATACATTCAGAGTTTTATCTTTTTCCATCGTGTGCACCTTCTTTTAAGGCGGGCACCATGCTATAATAAAGGTGTCAGCATGATAAATGCGTCCTATAGCGTGGGGCGTGTGTGCGTGGCTTTGTTCCTAGAAAGGCTCCAGTGTTCCAGCACTGGGGCCTTTTGTTATTTGTCGCCGTCCTGCTGTCCTTGCAGGTTCGTCGGCGTGTTCAGAAACTCAATGAGGTTCGCTCTCGATACCTTCCAGCGGTGGCCGAGCTTGCGGGCCTTAATCTGGCCCTCTCGAATCATCGTGAGCAGGGCCTTTTCGGATATGCCCAGAATGGGCACAAGCTCCGGGATCGTGTACATCTTGAGCGCTAAATCCTCCTGCTGCTCCTGTTGCTTCTGTTCCTGTTTGATGTCCTCCATGTTATTCTCCTTTCATGCGGTTATGGTTCTCAATGATAAGCCGGTGCATGTACTCGTTGAAGGATATTCCCTCACGGGCGGCATCCTGCTTTCCCATTTTGAGGATACTGGGCTTCATGAGCAGTTGCGCGTGTGCGCTCTTTCGCTCTGGTATAATCCCGATGGAAAAGCCCGGCCCGACGGTATGCTTTTTCGTGTCCGATGTGTCCGATTTTGACAGGATGTTCATGGCTGGGTTCTCGTTGTCTATGGCGTCCTGAAACGCTCCTGTGAAGTCTTTCTTGTTGGTCATGGTGTGGCTGCTCCCTTTGTCAGTTCGTCTAGAAATGCGTTGTAGTCTGCCGCGGCTCCTGACTTCGGCGCATAGTCGAAAATCGAGGACCGGACGGCTGCCGCCTCACGCACTGCCACGCCCTCACGGATTCGAGCCGCATAGACGCGCGTGCCGAGCCGGTCGGCCTGCTCCTTTATGTACTGCTCGGCCTCTTTGCTTATGGTCGCCCGTGCGTTGTGCTGGGTCAGCAGTATGCCGTCAATGAAAAGGGCATCGCATCCGCGGCAGTAGGTCCGAACGGTCTTGACGGCCTTTGCTGTCTCCATGATGGCCTGCAGGCTGTAGATGTCGGCGCGTGCCGGTACGATGACGGCGTCGGCAGCGCATAATGCGTTCATGGTCAGGACGCCCAGCGCGGGCGGCGTGTCGATGACGATGTCATCATACTGCCAGCGGATTGGCTCGAGCGCTTCTCGCAGGTGGTATTCCCTGCCGGTCTCCGTGAATAGCTTCTCGGCTGCATTGAGTCCCCTTGCATAGGGGATGAACGCGCCGTTCGGCGTCTCCTGCCGCGCATCCGCGGCGGTGATCTCGCCGAGCAGTACGCCTAGGATGGTCTGCCCGTTGCTCGTTGCCCGGACCGTGTAAGAGAGGTTCCCCTGTTGGTCGAGGTCAATGCCGAGCACGTGCCGCCCGCGCTTGGTGAGTCCGGCAAGCATGGCGGCGGCGGTCGTCGTCTTGCCTACGCCTCCCTTCTGGTTGGCTATCGCATAAATCATGGTCATGCCTCCTTCTCACTCACTGGAACATTTTGTCCAGCATGTCCTCGGTGTTGTTCTTGCGCCTCGAGGCAGCTCCGGCATAAATGCGGGTGGTGTCCACGGACCTATGCCGAAGGACCTCCTGCACCGCGGCAAGGCTCTTGCCCTTCATGATGGCCAGCGTGCCGGTCGTATGTCTGAGGCTGTGCGCCGTGATCCTGTCGCTGTCGAGGCCAGCCGCCTGCAGGTGCTCCTTGATTATCCGGCTGATACTCCGGGTAGTCATCCGGCCGCCCGCGTTCCTGTGTGCCGTCGAGGCAAAAAGTGGCGCGTTGTCGTCGGTCTCGCCACGGGCGGCAAGGTATTCGCGGATAGCTCTGTCCGTTTTGGGGCCTAGCTTCACGTACTCCGTGCGCTCGGTGCGTCCCTTGCCCTGGACATACAGGACAGCATGGCCGCCCTCGGTGCGCTTGTCGCCGATGTTGGCACGTACCGCCTCGACGGTGCGCAGGCCAGCCGTCAGCAGCAGGCGCATGATGGCATAGTCTCGCAGGCCCTTCAGCGTATCCTTGTCCTTGCCCGTGTTCAGGAAGTCCTGGGCTTGTGCGCGGCTGAGTGCGTCCTTCTTGTGGCCGCGGTCCAGCTTCACGCCCGCGACGTTGTGGGCGATGTCAGGATAGAGTCCGGCGTCCGCTGTCATCCTGAAGAATATCTTCACGGCGGCGAGGTAGGCTCCAACGGTCGAAGGCTTGTAGTTCTCGGCCAGATGGTCGCGGTAGGCCGCTACGTCGTCCGGCGTCGGGTGCGTGATCTGGCGGGCGGCAAGGTACTCGAGGAAGGGCCGGACGTTGCGCGTGTAGGTCGCCGTCGTCTTTTCCGTCCGGTTCCGCAATTTCCCCCACTCCTGGAACAGGTCGGCGGCGTACTTCTTGAAAGCCTCCAGCCCGTTTGCTCCGGCCTCGGTCATGGCCGGTTGTGCTGCCGTGCTCATTGCTGTGACTCTGTCCATCATGTCGCTCCACCTCTCCATGTTTATATGCTTATGACTATGTAATTATAATTATATATACATCTCTCTATACCTATATTATACTACCTGTGTTTACCTTTTACAAGCCTGTATTTACATAGGGTGCAAAAAAGTGCACCCAAAAATCCGCGTGAATTTTCGAGGGAGAACATATGACTTC